GGTGACATCAACATCACGTTGAAATTCAAATGAGTGACTGGTTCGATCAGGGAATTCAGCTCACGGGTGACGAGCCTGTCTACGTCAACCCACTCAAGAAATATGCACGAGGTGCCGGAGAATGGGCAAAGAAAAACCCGCTTGACGCGGCGGCACTCGTTGTTTCTCCCGTTCCAGTGCTAGGTGATATAGCCGGAGCCGCTAATGATATCAGGCACTTTGCGACAGAGCCTGAAAGCCGGACATGGGGGAATGCAGGTCTGTCACTACTCGGGCTTGTGCCTGGTGTCCCACCGGTCATGGGCATGGTTAAAAAGAGCAAAGACCCGATAGGTGATCCGGAGCTAATAAAGAAATTGATGAGCAACGATGAGCCAAGTCTCGCCGTTGACAACACGCGCACCTCGGCAAACACGAACTTATCGCCTGATGATCAACGGCTAGTTGACAAAGCTCGGAAGATGCGCGTGTTCGACCATGATGGCAATCCAGTGGAAAGCAACGGTCTTAAGCATATGACCGATGAACAAATACGTGATGCTATACAGCCAGTGTCTCTCAAGTCAGTGTTTGGCAGCCAGGAAATGAACGATCTAGACGGTTTTGTCAACTTTAAGGAGAAACCATCGTATCTTCAAGACATTGACAATATGACCCCTGAAATCACAGCAAAAGATATCCCAGCTGTGGAGCAGGCTATTGGCTATAAGCTCAATACGTATCGAATTGGGGATGTAATCAAACGATCTAAAAGCGGTGAAATATATCCTCAGGGTGATCTCATTCATGATGCTTTGAAGAATGACGATCAAACATTTATCCTTTGGGACCCTGACTCCGGTAACCGCTATTTAGTGGACCGCACAGGGGCACAATCGTATATTCGGATGTGGACAAAGATTGGTGACTAAGATATGACCGACTGGTTTAGTCAAGCTACAGAAATGACAGGCGATGAGCCGGTCTATGTCAATCCCTTACAGAAATACGCACGAGGTGCTAAGAATTGGGCTAAAGAGAACCCGTTGGACGCAGCTACATTAGCGTTGTCACCTGTTCCAGTGGCAGGTGACATTGCAGGTCTCGCGAACGATATTCGCCATTTCGCTAAGGAGCCTGAAAGTCGGACATGGGGGAATGCAGGTCTGTCACTACTCGGCTTGCTCCCGTTCGTGCCTCCATTTATGGCTGTGACTAAGCCATATCGTTCGAAACTCGAAGAGGCGTTGAAGAAAATGCCTCAAGATAAGATGTCGGGATCACAATTGAAGGGCTACCTCGGCAAAAGCGAAGCGTCAGGTGATGAGTTGTTCTGGTCCAAGATGAACGAATTCGCCGAACAGGATAAGATCACCAAGCAAAAGGCGCTTAAACATTATGAGGCTAACAAGCTCGATATCACAGAGGTTGAGCGGAGTAGCGCAGGTGGCCGTGGTGCTGGTTCTCACAGTGAAGAACAGGTCAACTATTCGTGGGAGTTAGCGGCTGATCAAGCGCGGATGGACATTGGGTCCGATGTTGATGCTCAAACTTGGGAAGAAGTGGTTGGAACTTATCAACGTGAAATCTTAGCTGACATGCCGCCCGAAGGGTCAGTTCCTCATTCACGAGCCCAAATTGACGATGCTAATACAAGAGCACGTGAAATTGTAGATCGAGATGTTCAAGCAGGTCGTATCAAGCCTGACCAATTTGATATGATGATCGAAGATATGAGAGAGCGCATATTGAGAAATACGGAGCCTAAGGGCATCGGCACTCAATACGACGAGTATCAGCTCCCTGGTGGCAAGGACTACCAAGAGCTGACGATCGGGTTGAAGAGACCTGGAGGGAATTTCACTCAAAAAGAGTTGGATACAGGTTATAGACAGCACCCAGATGGCAGTGTGACTCCCGTCCCGGGGGACCAATCTCGTCGCTTCACTGGAGGGCATTGGCCTGAAGACGACGTTTTAGCTCATACGCGCTACAACACTCGTGACATTGACGGCGAGAAGACAATGCATCTCGAGGAGGTTCAATCCGACTGGCTCCAGAAGGGGAGGAAAGTTGGGTTTGAAGGTGATGTGGCGCAATGGTCTGAAGATGCTGGAAAATTTAAGTATAACCTGCCAGGCTCTAAGACGGGAAATTATAAACTTACGCCTATTCCTGACTCCGGGGGTCAGGTTCTCATGCTAGATCCTGCAGGTCGACTATACACCATGAAAAGTATGGAACATGCTAAAGAAGCAGTAGAGAAATTAGCAGATGCACATCATGTGATGATTCTCGACGCGCCATTCAAAAAGAAATGGGTTGACCTGACGATGAGGCGCATGATCCGTGAGGCAGTCGACTCCGGTCATACAAGGATCTCATGGACCATGGGCGATGATCAAGTCGCTAGGTACCCAGGCATGGGACAAAAGGAAGCTGAAGGCCTCAAGAAATTCTATGATGAGAACCTGGCCAATGTCGCTAAGAAACTAGGCGCTAAGATCGAGGTGAAGAGGTTGCCAGGAACAGGAGAAGGATTTTCAGGCCGAGTAGCTCCTGCTGAAAACGGAGGTTGGAATGCATTTAGTCATGATGGGAGAAAAAGTTTACATCTTCCTCCAGGATCTGTTTCTAACGAAGCTGAAGCTTTAGCGTATTTTAAGGAAGAATTTCCAGGCGCTGAGCTAAAACAAGTCCTCTCATTCGAAATCACCGACAAAATGAAGAAGAAAGCATTAGAAGGTGTCGGCCTCTGATGGAGCATGTGATCCCAGACGTCTTCGCGCCATTGTTCAAGCCGGCACGGTATAAAGGCGGCTATGGCGGTCGGGGGAGTGGCAAGAGTCACACGTTCGCCACTATGGCAATAGCTCAAATGAGCGCCAATCCAGGTTCACGCGGTGTCTGCATACGTGAAGTTCAAAAGTCATTGAAGGAGTCAGCCCATTTGCTCTTGGCCGACTCTATTAAGAAACTCGGTCTTGATCGAAAATTCGAAGTGCAATCAAGTCAAATTCGTACTCCAGGTGGCGGCTTAATATCATTCCAGGGGATGCAAGATCATACAGCTGATAGCATAAAATCTCTTGAAGGATATAATTGGGCCTGGGTCGAAGAAGCTCAAACTATGAGTCAACGTAGCCTTGAGCTTCTTCGACCAACTATTCGTGAGCCAGGATCTGAATTGTGGTTCAGCTGGAACCCAAGGAACGCAACTGATCCGGTGGATAAGCTCTTCAGGGGATTGATCGAACCTGATGACGACTCAATTATCGTTCGTTCGAACTACATGGACAATCAGTTTTTTCCTCTTGAACTGGAGAAAGAACGATTGTTCGACAGGAAGCACAATCCGGATCGTTACGGTCACATCTGGCTTGGAGATTACGAGCCTATGGCGATTGGTGCTATTTGGGATCGGGCTATGCTTCATGAAGGAAGACGCGATGAAGCACCTGATATGGACCGCATTGTCGTAGCTGTTGACCCGGCCGTATCCTCCGAAGAGCACTCGGATGAACATGGCATCGTTGTTGCTGGTATTGGTGAGGATCAAAGAGGCTATGTGCTGGATGATGTCTCTATCAAGGGTGGACCGAAACAATGGGCGACAAGAGCTATAGCCGCCTATGACAGGTACGATGCTGATGCGATCGTCATTGAGATCAATCAAGGCGGTGACATGGTGCGGCACACGCTTGAAAGCATCCGAAAGAACATACGCATTATTGAAGTACGCGCCACACGCGGGAAGCACGTGAGGGCAGAGCCAATCAGTGCATTGTACGCTCTCGGCCGGGTCAGTCACGTTGGCACGTTCGAGACCCTTGAAACTCAGATGTGCCAGATGACAGCGGGTGGGTTCGAGGGTCCTGGATCGCCTGATCATGTCGATGCTCTTGTCTGGGCATTTACCGAACTGATGCCTGGTCTTACAATCAAGAACGATTGGGATGATTGGGACGACGATTGGGAAGATAGTCAAGGTCAAAGCGCGATAGGCGGATATTGATATGACTGATTGGTGGGCTGAAGCAACTCAATTGGACGGCATGGAGCCGGTCTACGTCAACCCATTGAAGAAGCCTGCAAGGGCAGTCAAAAAGTGGGTCAAAGAAAATCCTCTCGATGCCGCTACGCTGGCACTTCAACCAATCCCAGTGGCTGGTGACATAGCTGGGATAGCAAACGACATCCGACATTTTGCTAAGGATCCAAGCACAATCACAGTCCCGAATGTGGGAATGGCAATGATGGGCGGACTTCCTTGGGTCCCGTCACTGTTTGGGATTGCTAAGAGAGGAGCAAGCAAGAAAACGGCAGTTGAGGAAGCGGCACAAGGGCCTAAGCTTGAAAAGGCTCCAACGGGCAACCTACCTGCTAAGTTAGACGACAACCAACTTGCCGAGTTGGAGGAGCTAAACAAGCAAGGCTACTCAACGCAAGAGGCGCTTAAGCTCATATACGAGAAGGGCCTTGAGGCCGAGTTCACACGTCGTGATGTGTTCCGACTTGGCAAAGACGCAATGACTGCTGCGGCAGGAGCGAGTCGAGCAGGCCGAGCGGCTAATATCATTACTGATCAGTTTGGCAACGTGAGTCGTAAGCGCATTGTCGACACTGTGTCTCCATTGCTCAAAAAGGTCGACCCATTCGTTGAATGGGAGAGCAAGGACAAATTCAGTCAGGATTTCTTTGGGGGCTCAGCACAAATGACAGAGTTTAATCCCAACCCAAAATTTGACGACAATATGACGTCTTATTTGTCAAAGAAACTTCACAATCCCAAAGAGATCAATGAAGCAAGACAGCTTATTTCAGGTGTACCTGAATACGCGACTACTCTTAGATATTTCGATGAGGATGGTAGGCCTAAGGAGCTATGGCGTTCGTGGATCGGTGATAGAGACGAAGTACCTCAATTTGAACACCAAACATTTGGCGACACGCCTCCTGACATGGCGACAAAACCTGAAGATTGGGCTAATCTTCAACGGGATTTCGACCCTGAATTCGATGCTCAGGTCAATCGAGCCAGCGAAATGGCTGAGGATGCAGCGTTTCAGTATTTGGAAGAACCAGATGCGTATAAATATCTAGGTGTCAATGAAAATGAAGCGGCTAAGCATATGGGTTTCGACAGTGCTGAAGAAATGAAGCGGCTAAAGCATATGGGTTTCGACAGTGCTGAAGATTACGATGATTTCTTAAAAGAAGATATCCCTAAAGCTGAACGTTTCAATCCGCCTGACAATTTAGAACTACCTAAAGGCTATCTACGTCATGGCGAACCAATGACTAAATCTGATCTTCAAATATTGCAAGAAAAATACGATGACTTTTTTATGCAACATGAAATTGATGATGTACTCAAGGATCCTAACAATATCAATAGTGGTCTGAAGGTCAAAATTACTGAGCCTACAATTGTCAGAGGAAACCAGCAATACGACGCTGAATTCAACGGGTATTTTAGCCCAACTTATTTGATCGAACCAGCGGGTGACGGGTACACATGGCGGAGAGTGTATAGTGACTAAAAAACCTCAAATATCGGATCTTCAGAGGAAAATAATTGAACAATATGAGCTGGGTGCCTCTGTGGCGTATCTCAAACGTAAATATCAGTTATCGCAATCAGAGCTCCATGATATAATCCCTGAGTCGATTGACACTCACGAGTCCCCGGAGAGCAACATTGCCGGATACTAACTATTCCGATTACGATCAGACTGATGAGGGGCAAAGTCCCCGGAAGCGCACTACGATCAACAAATTGATCAAGTATGCAGAGTCTGACAATGTTGCAGAACTCCTTACGCCTGAAAAATTAGAAGAATGTGGGCAACTTGTCCGCCGTGAATACGACGTTGACAAGGGCACTCAAGCTGAGTGGGAGGATAATAACGAAGAGGCGATGAAGCTTGCTATGCAAGTGGCCGAGGAGAAAACGTACCCATGGCCGAAGGCAGCTAACGTCAAGTACCCTCTTCTCACTACGGCGGCTATTCAATTCGCGGCAAGAGCGTATCCAGCCATCCTCGGCAAAGGCGATCCTGTCAAGGGCAAAGTGAACGGCTATGATGACGGCATCACAGAAGATGGGCAACAGCAGTCCCAGATGCCTCAAGGCCAGCAACTTCCACCGGAGCTGATGAGCCCTGACTTGCAACAGCAAGGCATGCCTGGTCCAGCACAATCTCCCGAACAAGCCTGGAAGATTAAACCAGGAGCTAAGAGGGAGCGTGCTGACCGTGTAGGCAGACATATGTCATGGCAACTTACTGAGGAAATGATCGAGTGGGAGGAGGATACTGATAAGCTCCTTCATATTCTTCCCATTGCAGGTCTTGTGTATCGCAAAACTTACTATTCGCCTGAATTCGGTAGAAATAAATCTGAATTAGTGCTAGGCCAGAAATTGGTTATCAATTCAGGTGCTAAGTCGTTGTCAACAGTTCCTCGTGCCACTCACGAGTTTGAGCTGTATCCGATTGAAATTAAATCGCGGGAACGGTCTGGATTGTATCTTGAGTTGGAAATTGGCGATCCTCCTGAAGCAGGAGATGATAAGGACGCGCCTCACGAATATCTTGAGCAGCACCGTCGTCTAGATCTCGATGAAGATGGCTATGCTGAGCCGTATATTGTGATCATCCATAAGGAGACATCACAAGTTGCTCGTATCATAGCAAACTATGATCTTGAAGATGTCGCGTTCAATGAGAGAGATGAAATTGCACGCATAGACCCGATCGAGTATTTCACAAAATATAGTTTCCTTCCCAACCCAACTGGAGAATTCCATGATATCGGGTTCGGGTATCTTCTTAGACCTATCAACGAAGCTGTCAACTCAACCCTCAACCAAATGCTTGACGCTGGTCATTTGGCCGTCGTCGGAGGCGGCTTTATTGGTTCAGGTGCTCGTATCCGCGGAGGGCGCCAAAAATTCAGACCCGGCGAATTCAAACCAGTTGATGTCTCAGGAGCCTCATTGAAGGACAACATCGTTCCGTTGCCATTCCCTGGGCCTAATGCTGTATTGTTCCAGCTTCTCGGCTTGTTGATAGATGCCGGCAAGGACATCTCAGCAGTTAAAGATGTGATGACCGGTGAGAACCAATCGGCCAACCAAAGTCCCACGACGACCTTGGCTCTCATTGAACAGGGTATGCAGGTCTTCACGGCTATATATAAGCGTGTGTATCGTTCCCTAGCTTCAGAGTATAAGAAACTCTACAACTTGAATTCTAAATATTTAGCACCTGATAGCTACTTCAATGTTTTAGACAAGGCTGAGTCGGTGAGCCCTGATGACTACAACACAAAAGATTTTGATGTTGTGCCTGTTGCTGATCCAAATGTGGTTACTAATATGCAACGACTGGCTCGAGCTGAATATCTTGGGACATACCGTGATGATCCCATGATGAATGGAAAGAAGATCCGGGAACGCATGCTTTCCGCGGCCGGTATCGAGGATTATGAAGATCTGTTTGCTGAGCCGGCACCTCCCCCGCCGGATCCGATCGTCGCTCAATTGGCTGATGAAATTGACATCAAAAAGCGCGAGTTGGCGCTTAAAGAAATTGCTCTTGAAGGTGAATTAGCCGAAAGAGAGGCTAAGACACTCAAATTGTTGGCCGAAGCAGAAGGCGTTGAGCCTGGCCAACAAATGGCGGCCTACAAACAATTGATGGGTGATCTTAATCAACGAGCTAAATTGGAAATTGAGCAAAGCAAAATCGATCAGAAGGGGCAGCAAGAGCGGCCTGCTCCTCCAATGCCTGAAGGTCTTATCTGATGGCTTGGTCTCAAGAGGAATTCACCAACTGGAAAGCATCTCCTTTGACGCAAAAATTCTTTGCGTTCCTGGGTGATAAGCGTGAGGATCTAAAAGAGACGTGGGCACAGGGAATTGACATGTCTAAAGAGGACGAAGCCGTTGCTTTTGTGTATGGCGATATTCTTGATCTGAAATATGGGCACATTAGCGAATTCTACGAAACTGAGGAAGAGGAAAGTGAAGATGAGTGAATATCAAAACACGTCAGGATTGCGTGCGGTCGAGTATCGCGTTCTGATCAAGCCGGATAGCACCGAGGAGGTGACCGCCGGTGGCATCATTCTGACCGACGACAACGCCGAACGGAACAGTTGGGCGCAGGTTAAAGGCACTATCGCCAGCATCGGCGGTTCGGCATTTGAGGATTGGGATCCAGTCGAACGTGGAGCTCTACAACCTGGAGCACGCGTCTACTATTCTAAATACGAAGGCGTCCTGATACAAGGAGCAGACGGTGAAGAATATCGTCTGTGTAACGATAAGATGATCGGAGCAATCATCTTGAATGAGCTTGCTGCGCCTGTTCACTTAGTCCATGCGAGAACTAAGGGTGGCATGGCCGGCGCGGCTTAATGAGGATAAGAACATGACATTTGATGATGAAAATGATCAAGCGATTGAAGAACTAGAAAGCGACGTCGAAGAAGGCGAAGAGCAGGAAGAAGTTTCTGAGGAGATTGATGCTCTTGCTCGTGAAATGGGATGGTCGCCTGCTGATGAGTGGCGCGGAGATCCTGAAAAGCACGTCGACGCGCGCACGTTCATTAAAACTGGTCCTGAAATCCTCAAGTCAACGTTGAGGAAACAGGACGAGAAACTGGATGAAGTCGCTGCGACGATGAAAGGTATGGCTAAAGCAGCCAAGGGCGCTGAAGATCGAGCTTATGCTCGAGCCACTGAAGTTCTCAAGGCTCAACAGGAAGAAGCTGTGGCCGACGGTGACGTCGAAGAATTCAAGCGTATCGGCACCGAAATCGACGAACTTGACAAGCCAGACGCACAGGCTAACAATGTTGATCCGAACTATTCTTCGTTCCAAGATGCTAATCCTTGGTACGGGACTGATTATGAAAGGAGCGCGTATGCTGATCAAATCGCTCCTCATGTCGGACAAAAATTCCAAGGCGTGGATTTCTATAAGGAGCTTTCATCTGCGGTAGCTAAGAAATTTCCTGACACGAACCCCAATCGAGATCGTGCGCCGAGTGTTGAAGGGGGCGGAGGAACGAACCGTCCCAAGGCTGGAGGGAATACGTATAAGTCTCTTCCAGCTGAGGCTAAGGCAGCTTGTGATGATTTTGTCACGGATGGCATCATGACAAGAGAAGAATACGTCACGGACTACTTTTCAGAGGGGGCAGCGTAATGGCTAGACGTAAATCAATACCCGAGATTGCCGAGGGCGGCAACAGGGACGAACGCTCTGAAATTCGTGAAACCGGCCGTGAAGGAAAAGGCCGTCAGAAACGAATTCCTATGGGCGTTCAGCAACCTAAGATGTTGGCTGATGAACGACCCGGCTATGTCCGGTATTGGTTTAATGACAAAGGTACACGCCTGTCCACAGCAGAGCGCGCGGGCTATTCGTACGTGAAGGAAAACGGCGAAAATCGCAGCATGTCTGTCGGCACGCACGAGGATGGCCGCCCACTAAGGGCGTATCTCATGGAAATCACGCAAGAATTCTATGATGAGGATCAGGCAGCTAAACAGGTGCCGCTCGACGAGTTCGAGACCGCTATTAACAGCGGTCTTCCGCAAGGAGCTCAGCCGGGTGACCAAGGTCAATTTTATTCCGAGTCATCCGAGGGTGGACCCCTCTCGAGGAGCTGATGCGACTTATTTTTCAACTTCTAAGTATGGAGCCATATCATGGCAAATACTGACACCCCGAAGGGTCTCGTTCCGATTAAGCATCGGAATGGCGCGCCCTACAATGGTGCGGCCAATCCCTACTACAAGCCCGCTGGGTATGCCACGGCCTTGTTCGTAGGCGATGTGGTCGTCAAGACCGGAACCGCCAACACCGCTGCCGCTTCGGCACCGGGTCTGGGCGATTTCAACATTGCTACGTTGCCTGAGATCAACAAGACCACCGCCGGCGACTCCAACACCGATGGCGAACGCCAGACTGGTGTTGTTGTTGGCTTCGGTGCTGACCCCGACAATCTGACGAACGTTTACAGCTCTGCCTCTACCGAGGCCATCGTGTGGGTTGTGGACGATCCGAGTGTTGTGTTCGAGGTTCAGTGCCCCAGCGCGATTGCAGCCACTCAGATCGGCCTCAATGCCGTCCTGATTGACACGCATTCCGGTAGCACGGTCACGGGGCTTTCTGGCACCGAGATGGATGGTGGCGACACCACCGCTCCGGCGGCGAATGCGTCCTATCAGTTGTTGATCTTGCGGGCGGTCAATCGCACCGACAACGAGACCAACGCTGTCCATAACATGATCGAGGTCGTGTTGAACAATCACACTGAAGGTACCGGCATGAATACCAATGCCATCGGTACTCTCGGTATATAAGGAGGGCTTGAACAATGGCAGGTGTCATCACCACCGGCGCTCACCCGAAAGCGCTATGGCCTGGAATGAAGGCTTGGTTCGGTCGCACGTACAATGAACATTCGACCGAATACACCGACCTCTTCGACATGGACACGTCGAAGAAAGCCTATGAAGAGACCGGTCTTGTGACTGGTTTCGGACTGGCCCCGGTAAAAGCCGAGGGAGCCTCAACGTCTTATGACAGCGAGTCCCAGGGCTTCATCAACCGTGCAACTCACGTTGCCTATGCTCTCGGTTTCATCGTGACCTACGAAGAAATCCGCGACAACCTTTATCCGGTCGTCGGTAAGCGCCGCGCTCAAGCGTTGGCCTTCTCGATGCGCCAGACCAAGGAAAACGTGGGCGCCAACGTCTACAACCGGGCGTTCAACTCGTCCTACACCTTCGGCGACGGCAAAGAAATCCTCGCCACCGACCACCCGTCGAAAGCCGGCGACTGGTCAAACGAGTTGGCCACGGCTGCGGACATGAGCGAGACCTCGATTGAGGACTTGATCATTCAGATCATGGGCGCGTCAAACGACCGTGGGCTGAAGATCAACCTCATGCCTGAGTGCTTGATCGTGCATCGCAACGATTGGTTCGAAGCCAACCGCATCTTGAAATCCACCTTGCAGAACGACACGGCTAACAACGCGGTCAACGCGCTGAAGTCCACTGGCGTTTTCCCGAAGGGTATCAAGGTCAATCACTATCTCACCGACTCCGATGCCTGGTTCGTTCGGTCAAATGCTCCGCGTGGCATGATCTGCTATGACCGGGAAATCGGCGAGTATGAGATGGACAACGACTTCGACACCAAGAACGCCAAGTCGAAGAAGTACGAACGGTATAGCTTCACCGTTGACGATCCACGCGCTCTCTACGGCTCTGCGGGCGCTTAATCTGGGTGCGGGTAACCAATCCCGCAAATGAGGCCGGGGGGCGCGGCAGCGCGCTCCCCCGGTTCCCAACAGGAGAAAGAAAATGGCTGCAAATAACGTGACGAATTTTCCGGGTGGTTTTGCGAACGGCGTGAGCCTTCGCGGGATACCCATTCTTAACACCTACGGCGGTGATGTCTACTGGGTGGACAGCGGCGCAGGTTCTGACTCTGGTAAGGGCACTTTCGACCGTCCCTTCGCCACCATCGACTATGCTGTTGGTCGCTGCACTGCTTCGCAGGGTGACATCATCATGGTCAAACCCGGACATGCCGAGACCGTGTCTGCCGCTGGCGGACTTGATCTTGACGTTGCTGGTATCTCGGTAATTGGCATTGGCAGCGGATCTCTTCAGCCGACTGTAACCCTCGGCACCGCCACTACGGCGGACGTTGATATTGATGCCGCAAACGTGACCGTCGAAAATCTCCATTTTGTCGCAGCTTTGGCTGATATCGACATTATGATCGACGTGAACGCGGACGACTTCACCCTCCGCAACTGCCGCTTCTCTCAGTCCGCTGTTGATTTGAACGCGAAAATCTGTGTTCAGGATGCAGCGGCTGGCGGTTCCGACCGCATCCTCATCGAAGGCTGCAAGGCCATCATGTACGATGCGGCCAACACGCACTTCGTGAACTTCGCCGGAACCGGTGACGGTCATATCGTTCGCAACAATGTCCTTCATGGGGATTGGGGCACGATGGCCGTCGGTGGCGCGGGCGTTATCACCTATTGTGAAATCGTCGGTAACATCATCGGTAACATCGCCAACACCTCCGACGCTATCGTTAGCCTCGCGTCTACGGCGACGGGCGTGGTCGTGGGCAACCACGGCGCCGGCGCGGCGGTTCAAGCCAATGGCATCACCGCCACGGCTTGCGTCATCTCGCAAAACTACTACGGGGTCATTGGCGAAGACCTCTCGGCGATCCTCGATCCGATTGCCACGTAAGATCATAGGGAGGGGCATTTTGCCCCTCCCCACTTCTTGAAGAGGATATAAAGATGCCCAAAGCAAAGGCCATCACTCTCGCCCCGGACGCTCTCGACCGAAACGGGCTTTCCACGACCGAAACACTTGTAGCCACCCGCCTTGATTATCTCATCAACGGCGCGTTCGCCGTCGCTAGTTCCTACGTTACTGACTCCATTGTCGCCAGTGCGGTCCCGGTAGCGGGCACCGCGATGACCATCGCGGATCATAACTACGAGGACCGCAAGGGAGCCTACATTCTGATCGACAGTTCAGGCAGTGGCGACGAAACGGGCGGCACGTTCGTCATCGTCGGTAAAGAGCCGGTCACGGGTAACTCGATCACTGAGACGATCACCGGCCCTGACGCCAATCTGATCGTCCTGGGCACGACGCGCTTCGCTCAAGTCACGTCGGTAACCCCCGCAGGGACGCTCTCAGGGTCAGCGATCACGGTCGGCGTCAACGGTTACGCCACCTTCACCACGCCGCAGCATATGTCAGCCTACTCCGCCGGCGACGATAGCGGCGAGACGGTGACCTTCCTGGGTGAGGACCGGTACGACGAGAGTCTCACCGAGACCATCACCGGCGCCGGCGCGGGTGCTACGGTTGACACGACCAAGAACTACAAGCGCGTTGACCGCATCACAGCGAGTGGTGTGGGCGCTGGCGCGACCGAGGCCGGTAACGACGGCCTCTGCGAGAGCCAATGGTACGTCATAAACTACCGAGGCAACAACTTCAGTGTGGGCCTCGGCCTGGACATCGTGTCAGGCACTTTGACCTGTGCGGTCCAGCATACCTTCAACAACGTGCAGGGTAAGGGCTTCCGCGAGGATGATGCCACGGTTCATACTCACGACACCATCACCGGTAAGACGGCAGACTTCGACGGTAACTACTCGAACCCGCCGGTCGCTTGTCGCCTTGCTATCACGGCATTCACCAGCGGTAGTGCAACGCTGAGAATCGTCCAGGCTGGAAGTGGAACATAGCATGGGACTATCTAATTTAAGAGAAGAAACTGGCGCTGATCTGTCTTTGACAGAGCTAATGGGACTTCTTGGGAGTTCCAAGAAGATGAAAGAGGCTCTTGAAAAATTCATCTACGCTGCTCGGAAGGCTAATAAAGCAACAAAAACTGCTGAAATAGCTCAAGCTGAACGTGACAAGAAAAATCGACAGGCCCGTGCGGAGTTGGAGAAAGAAGATCGTGCGACGGATAAGAAGCGTGACGCCATCGCCAAACGCGAGGCGCGTATCGAGGGCATCGACGCGGATGCCACCGAGCGCGAGGCGCGTATTCAGCAAGGCCCGAAAGAACTTAGAGCCGGCCAGGCTTCGCAACCAACGGCGTTGGGTGTTTACCGCGGCAAAAACTACCGGCGGCACTAATGGTGATGTGCTTATCGGTTTAACTTGGTTGGATAGAGTTTAAGCATGGGCAAGACACGTTACATCCACGGCGATTTTAATATCATTTGTGAGCGAACTGGTAGTAAGATAAAGCGTTCCCAGGCTCGCAAGGAGTGGAACAACAAGATTGTCCGCAAGGAGAGTTTCGAGCATCGGCACCCGATGGACTTCTTACGCGCTCGCCCAGACCGGCAAGCAGCGGAAGACCCGAGGACCGAGAGTAGCGATGTTTACCTGGGCGCTAATCAGGTCCAGGCGAATGATCTTAATCAGAAAGGCAGCGCACTGGACACGACACCGTCCATCTGGGATAGTGGAGTGTCTACCTGGGATGCCCTCGCAAGCGTTTGGGACGTGGACTCATGACTTCTGCAATTGACGCAACAAAACCGGTAACGGGTAACCCCACCACGGAGAGCGTGCGGTCGAACTTTACCATCGCCGCCAGTGAGATTAGCGCGCTGCAAGACCTTGGCTTGGACGCCCTCACCGCCGCTGAGATCACGCAAATCGGCAACATCGACAGCGAGACGATCATCAATTCTCAGTGGGCGTACCTCGGCGCGTCCGATCAGGCTTTGGCGACCTCGGACAGCATCACCCACGTTAACTTCACCGCAACCGGTTACATCTACTCCAGCGTGACCGGTAGCATCACCGCCGGCTCGACGCAGACCCAGGCCGGCGCCACGGCGCTGACGACAGATGTCAACTTTGTGACCGTGTCAGGCACCAACGGCGATGGCGTCAAGTTGCCCACGGCGGTGGCCGGTAGTCGTGTGTTGATCCTCAACGAGGACTCCGCCCAGACCATCCAGATTTGGCCTAATACCTCCGACACCATCGACGGCGGGTCCGCCGACGCTGTGGATAGCAGTTCCCTCGCCGCCGGCGCCCGGCGAGAATACGCGGCTGATGGGGCCACGAACTGGGTCACGGTCACTGCGTCAGCGGCGGGCGGCGGCGATCTGGTCTCAACCAACAACCTCTCAGACGTATCCAGCGCGACCACCTCGGCCACGAACCTCGGCCTCGGCACGGGTGATAGCCCACAGTTCACAGGCATCGAACTGGGTCATGCCACCGACACGACCATCGTGCGGTCTGGCGCGGGCGACATAACCATCGAAGGTAACGCGGTCTACCGCGCCGGCGGAACCGACGTGCCCGTCGCGGACGGCGGCACAGGCGCCTCGACGCTCACTGACGGCGGCGTCCTCTTGGGCAGCGGCACCGGCGCGGTCACCGCGATGGCTGTCCTGGCCGATAGCGAGATGATTGTTGGTAATGGAACCACCGATCCTGTAGCTGAGAGCGGCGCCACTTTGCGGACATCGATAGGTGTAGCAATAGGAACTGATGTTCTGGCTGAAGGGGACACTTCGATTGGTAAGCACACAATCTGGGTTCCTGCTGCGGCGATGGAGGCTGCCGTTACGACCGCCGCCGCAACGTCAAACGCTGTGGAGATTGGTACGTCTCTGTTTGCGGCTAGGACGATGGACTTTGCGACTGGTGCGGACGACTTCGCGTACTTCGGGATTCAAATGCCCAAGTCGTGGAACGCCGGGACTTTGATATGTCAATTTGTATGGTCTGCCACCGGCACAACAGGCAACACAGTTCTTTGGGCAATCGCGGCGGTTGCCCTGGCCGACACAGAGGTATTGACGACGGCCTTTCCGACGCCGGTTTCACCGCCCGCCGACACTAACAGCACGACCGCCGACGATATAATGATCTCCGCTGAAGTCACGGTCACCGTTGATGATACACCAGCGGCTGAGAATTACGTTATGTTTGAAGTCTCCAGAGATGTCAGCGGTGATACCTTGGCCGAGGACGCTAGGCTTCACGGCATCCGCATTCACTACACCACTAACGCGGGGAACGACACATGATAATTACTCATGCTTTGGTTGCTGACGTAACTGATGAGATACTGGAGAGAGTAGACGGGGCTAAAGAATTCCGCACCGGTGTCCCCCCCATTTTTAACGGCAAACCTCTCAGGTGGTTGCCATACACAATGGATGATGAGCCTATCTTTGACGCAGACACGCACATCAAAGAGCGGTCTGTTGAGACGGTTGGTGAATCAGAGGTGACCTTGAGCCACCCAGTTCGCGCGCTTACTCAGGCGGAATTGACATCGCGCAGACAAGGCAAGATCAGGGGTTTGGATAATACTCTGGTGCGTATCGTTGAAGACCTGATGGTGGCGGTCGCCACTGGTGAGCCCTTAACTCGCGACACGTTCCCTGCCCAAGCGTGGGAGAAAATTAATAAACGTAGGCGGCTTCGCGGACAGGCGGACGTTTAAATGTTTATGACCGATCCACTGATAGGTTTTGGTTCCTCCGCCGGGGGTGCGGCGCCATTCAGTGTCACCAACTCTGGAGACTTTGAAAGAAGTGAAGGCGACCATATGACCATTACCGGGTTGACTGGTGAGGTCGACAAATGGACATGCGCTCTATGGATGAAGCGAGAAAGCCAAGGTGCAGGAGAATACCATACTTTTCTGGGTTCAACGACGGCTGGCGAAAATTACATCAGGTTCGATAATAGTGATCGTCTTTATTTTAATAATAGTGGTTCAAACTGGCGGATCGTATCTACAGCTACTTACACTGATACCTCTGCATTCCATCATTATGTGTTTCACTACGACTCTGGGAATGCAACCGGCGGTGATCGTATGCGTATGTGGTACGATGGCACTGAGATCACCTCTTTTGATTTTGATACCAACCCAACCCAAGACGCTGATGGTATTATTCTCAGCTCGGCGGTCAACTCGATTGGCAGGAGCGATCCGATCAATACACATTATTTCGACGGATTAATTGCTGAATTTTATCTGATATCCGACCAACTCTTATCGCCGTCCAGTTTTATCGACGGCACGCCTGGCAATGCCATCGCATTCACCGGCACATTTGGATCAGATGATAGTTATCTGAATTTTTCAAACGGATCGGATTTGGGCGAGGATAGTTCTGGTGGGGGTAATGATTGGACTAACTCAGGTGTATCTCAATCTAGTACCGTGCCCCCCAGTTAGCAGAACAGGAACACACAATGGCCACTTCAGGCTCGACAGATTATAATCCGTCCCGCGATGATATCATCAAGCGGGCTTTGCGCATCCTCGGTGTGATCGAGGGCGGCGAAAGCCCCTCCGCGTCCGACAGCGCCGACGCCGTTGAGGCTCTCCAGGGCTTGGTTAAGGCGTGGATGGCGACGGGCTTCCGGCTGTGGAAGATCAAAGAGGTCACGGTCTTCCTTGAGCCAAGCCAGACTGAATACTCCCTGTCCTCGACTGGCGACCACGCATCCGAGGAGACGGTCAAGACCGAACTGGCTGCTGACGCCGCCGCCGCCGCCACAGCCATGACCGTGGACAGCATCACCGGCATCGCCGCCTCGGACAACATCGGCATCGTCCTTGACGATGGCACCACCCACTGGACGACGGTCAGTGGCTCACCTAGTGGTACAACGGTGACCCTGGCCAGCGGCCTTGCCTCTGCGGCGTCCACCAACACCCACGTCTACACTTACACGACGCGCGCCGTGCGGCCCCTGCGGCTGCGGACTGCCCGCGTGCGTAACGAGGCCAACTCCGACACGCCGATCCTGACGTGGTCGCGCGACGAGTACTTCGACACGACCAACAAGTTCGAGACCGCCGAACTCCCGACCGCTGCCTACTATGACCCCCAACTGTCAAGTGGCAAGTTACATGTTTGGCTGACACCGACCAGCGCCTCAATCCGGCTGCTGTGTGATTTCGACATGCCCATTGAGGACATGGACGCGGCGTCAAACACCGCTGACTATCCTCAAGAGTGGACGAACCCCCTCGCCTGGCTCCTCGCTGACGAGATGCGGTTTGACTTCGGTGTGCCGGCTGATGTTTCCGCTGGTATCCACGCTCAAGCCAAGGATAAATTAGATCTCGTCCTCGGCTTCGACACCGAGGCCGAGAGCACTTACTTCGGCGTTAGTTTGGACCCTGAATAAATGGAAGTACAATTCGCCGTCAACTCTTATCAGGCCAGGGCACTTCCCCTCAGTGCTCAACGGTGCGTGAATTACTTCGCCGAGGCCGCGCCCAAGGACGCCAAGAGCGACATAGTACTATACAATGCTCCTGGCATTAAAGCTTTCGGGTCCAGCGGGCTTGTCGGCGCTGTACGCGGAGCTATCTACATGGGCGGCGTTCTATACATAGTCGCCGGCAACACCTTTTACAGCGTCACCACCGCCGGCGTAGCCACGGCCATTGGGACCATCAACACCACTTCTGGTAGTACATCGATGGCGGCTAACCGCGCCAGCCCGCAAGAGGTGGGTTTCGTTGATGGCACGAACGGTTGGACCTACGACACCAGCAACGGGCTGCGGCAGATTTCCGATGGCGACTTCGCGGCGGCTGGCACCATCGCCTTCCAAGACGGCTATTTCATCTTCAGTAAGGTCAGTTCATCGGAGTTCTTCATCTCTGCCTTGAACGACGGGCAGACCATCGACGCCCTAGATTTCGCCGACGCCGAGGGCAACCCCGACGAGGTCGTGGCTGTGTTCTCCGATCACCGCGAACTGTGGGTCTTCGGTGAGATATCCACCGAGGTGTACTTCAACTCTGGTAACGCCGATTTCCCCTTCGAACGCATCAACGGCGCCTTCATTGAACGCGGCCTCGCTGCCGCCTTCGCTGTCGCGGCTGACGACAACACCATCTTCTGGCTGGGCGATGACGGCGTAGTTTACAAGGCCAATGGCTACGTACCGCAGCGCATCTCTACACACGCAATTGAGAACGCCATCCAGGGCTATTCATCGATCTCTGACGCCACCGCGTATTTCGTCACCATCGCCGGTCACAAAATGCTCCATCTCACCTTTCCTACCGGCAATGCCTGTTTTGTTTTCGACGTGGCTACTGGGCTATGGCATGAACGCGAGAGTTATGGCCAAAGCCACTGGCGCGGCGGCTCCGTTTACGTGCGCGCCTATGGCAAAGACATTATCGGTGACGCCTTCCAGGGCAAGCTGGGCGAACTGGACATGGATCACTTCACAGAGTACGGCTCGACCATGCAGGGCATTTTGGTCAGTGGGGTGGTACACGGTGACCGTAAGCGCGTATTCCACCGCCGCTTGGAGATCGATGTGGAGGCCGGTGTCGGCCTGACATCAGGTCAGGGGTCTGACCCACAAATTTGGCTTGATTATTCTGACGATGGAGGGCGCTCGTACAGTCTTCGCAAACCTCAGCGGTCGCTGGGAAAAATTGGCGAATACCAAGCCCGATTGCGCTGGAACCGCTTAGGGCAAGCTCGCAACCGCGTATATCGTCTGACCATCGCCGACCCCGTCAAACGCACACTTATTGGTACGCACCTCGACGCTGCGCCGGGGCACAATTGATGACGAACCTTCCTCCCACTGTTAATCTCCCACCGGTCAGGACGCCCATTGTGGACCCCTCCACCGGGTTGGCGCATCGAGAGTGGGCGCAATGGTTCGAATTGATCTTGAAGCGCACGGGCGATAGCACAGGCAAGCCGGTGATAGGTAATGTCGTCGCCTACGAGACGACAGTGGCCTTCGGCGCACTAGCCTCTGCGGCTTCAGTGGCCTTGTTGACAGCTAAATCAAGTGAGCAATGGAAGATACGCGAGATTTTATTGTCGGGCAGCGGGACGAACTTCTCAGGCGGGGGCGGAGACCGGCTTTTGACGATTACAGACGGCGCCTCGACTTGGAGCGTGATACCGGCGGCGACACTTCAGACGCTGGCCGTGGCACGTTGGGGCGATGCGGGCGTGCCTTTCCCCGCAACGGCGGCGCACCTGACGACGGCGAGCGCCAGCGGGACCAACATCAGCGCAAGGTATTCCGGCGGCTCTGCCGACTACACCGCCGGCAGTCTGACGTTGACCATCACAACGGAGAGGGTGGCATGAGACATTTTCAATTGATGGCGCGCGATGTTGACGTGTTCCCTTTGGTTCACGCGCTCCAACAGCAAGAAGAACTGTGGAACACCGAGACGCTCCGGACCACTCATCCAGGAACAGCGCATGGCGAGGTAGATGACATCTTGCTCTGGTTCAATCACGTTGGAGAGACACCCGAAGACGTGGTGGACGATAAGGACGTGATCCCTTACCCCGCGTGGACTGCGCTACCTCAGGCGCGGCCTCTAGTTTTTGGCTTGATGAACCAGGTTGGAGGCGTAAGGTTAGGCCGTGTGATGATCAGCCGCCTACCGCCTGGGAAGACTATTAGCGAACATGTCGATGGGGGCGCGCCGGCAACGTATTACTCACGCTACCAGATTGCGCTGCAAAACCTTCCTGGTTGCATGTTCAACATCGGGAATGAAAGTATAAATTTCGAAACGGGAGAAGTGTGGTACATTGACAATAATACAGTTCACGATGTGGTGAACAACAGCGCTGACGACCGTATTGCGATGGTCGTGGATATAAGGACTGATTGATGCTGACTGCCGCGCCAGAGTCCTTTATGTCATGCCAACTTGAGTTGGCTATACTGTTTCCTGAGCATTGGAAGAAACTGGCTTTGGACCGTGAAATCATTCCTTTAGATCCGAACTACGAAGTTTACGGCGCATTAGAAGAACGAGGTGAATTGCTATTGATTGCTCTTCGTGATGCAGGAAAATTAGTAGGCTACTGGAGTGCGCACGTAGGCGCTGGTCTTCATTATCAGTCTACTTTGACAGCAACTATGGACATGTGGTTCGTCTCTGAAGAGTACGAAAAGACAACAGCATCTTTGACGCTCATGAGATCTGTCGAAAAAGAATACAATCGACGGGGCGTCAAAAAAGCTATCGCTGGAGAAAAAATTCACAAACCGTGCGGAAGACTGTATGAAGCGTTTGGGTACAAACCCGCGGAAGTACAGTACACAAAATTGATGGAGAGCTGAGATGGTTGTAGCAGGAGCTATAGCGGCTGTGGGAGCAGTAGCAGGCGGCGCTGCGTCCTATTCTGGTAGTACAGCCCAAGCCGGGGCTGCGGAAAAAGCTGGCGAGATGTCCTACAAGGCGCAGATGGCGTCTATCGCCGAACAGCGGCGACAGTATGACCGGAGCCGCGCCGACCTCGCGCCTTGGCGTGAGACAGGCCAGACGGCGATGGGTGAGTACGGCGCGCTGTACGGCGTCGGTCGTGATGGCCTAATCAGCGCCGAGGAACGTGATGCAGCTAGAGATCGGTTCCAGACTTCACCTGGCTACGAGTTCGCTATGAGTGAAGGGCAAAAAGCTGTAGAAAGAGGGAGTTCTGCCGGTGGACGCTACCACTCAGGCCGCGGCGCAAAGGATTTAACACGTTGGTCTCAAGGTTTGGCGAACCAAGAATTTGGGAACTACGCCAACCGTCTGGCCAACATCGCCGGCATGGGGCAGAACGCTGTCAATACCGGCGTGTCAGCGGGTCAAAACACGGCTAATGCTATTAGTCGGGCGAACCAGTTCGGCGCTCAGCAGCAAGGTCGCGCGCTACAAGCTAGCGCCATGGCCAGGGCATCTGGTTACGCAGGAATGGCAAACGCGGTGAGTTCCTTCGGCCAAAACATAATGGCAGGTCATCAAGCCGATAAATGGCGAGCTCACGAAATGGCAATGTACGGAACATAGGGCGCAACACAATGATTATGCAACCTCGACAATTTCCTATTCAGTACCCTAATCTATTAAGAGCTATGCAAGTAGCCTCTAGCATGGGAGAAAATAGACAGCGCACCCGGCTAATGACTGCTCGTCATTTAAGGGAGCAAGCAGCGCACGACACTAAGAAGTCGTACGATGTCGAGACAAAGCGTCTTTTGGCTGATTTTGCTGGTGTTCAGGATCAACCTGCTATTCCTGGTGAGAAATCGCAAGGCCTATTTCCGGGGGAACCTGGTAGCAGTGAGCCCCAATATCAGGGACCTCTTCAGCAACCTCAACCTGCTCGAAGCCGTTTTGAAAGCGATCAATTCCGACGATTATCGGCTCTTCGTCCTGAAATAGCATCTAAAATTCAAAAGCTCTACACGGGAATGAATGAAGACCAGCGGAACCAGTTTGAAATGCAAAATAAGCAAATTGGGCCGATCCTAGCTCAGCTTGAAAGCATGCCTGAAGCGGCAAGGTACGGAGCTTGGCCTAAAGTTCTTGCTGCTGCTCAACAGCTAGGTATCGACATCACGAATGCTCCTCAGCAGTATAATAAGCAATGGGTTCAGCAGCGTCTTGCTATCGCACAAGGACTTAAAATGCCCACTGCCCTCGATGCAGCTAAGACCAAGAAATATCAAGAAGAAACTAAAGGCCTTCAGAATGAGCGTGAGAGAAATGAAAACTTCCTCAAGCTCATTGCTCCTCCCACTTCGGATATTTCGGGGGGTGGATCAGGAGATGATTTAATTCGGGAACAGTCAGCTGTAACAACCGGATCTTCGCCTGAAATGTCTCCTGACGGTACGACTGTGATGGACGACGAGGCATTGGATAGGCTGAACCAAGGCGATAGTGTATTGGTAGGTGGCGCTAGAAGTCCTAATCAGATGCCCACTGTCCGTGAAGTGTTTCAAGCGCTCCCTGGCCCTGTGCAGCAAGGCATTTTGAATTCCCCAGACGGCGCAAGAAAGGCGTTCTCCAAGTATCTTCTTCAGCGCAAAGGCTTTGAAGTTGAGTTCGATGATACCGGCCGAGTCACTCGGATCAGTCAAGGCGGAGCAGCAGGATCCGGGGATCTTGGGCGTAAAGCTCAGGGCATTATTGAGTCTGATCTTATTGATGCACTATCGACCCGCATGCAATTAGCAGCTATGCAGCGTAAGTTCAAACCTGAATTCCAGCAAGTTTCTAATCGAGTGGGTTACGCAACTGCTGCATTCCAAGAGAAATGGTTCAACAAAAGATTAGACCCTGAAGTTCAAGCTAATTTGGACGCGTATACTGAATATAGATCGGAAACGTTGCAAATGTTCACCGATATTTTGAAAAGATTGTCGGGTGCTGCCGTTACAAGAACTGAACTACAGAGAGCAGAGCGTTGGCTGCCCAATGTTGGGACTAGTCCGTTTAACGGAGATAGTCCGTCGGAACTCCGAGTTAAAATGAATAGATTTATGGATTTCAGCAACAAAATTGTGGCGCGTCTCAATTATGCTAAAAGCAACGGCTTAGGGATTAAAAATGTACCATTAGATGCAATGCCGGCGATTATGGCTAGACGAGGAAATGAACTTGAAAAGAATTTCAAGAAGTCAGGCCTCAAGGAAGACCAAGTTGATAGAGCTGTTCGAGATCAACTTGCACGTGAATTTGGTTTAGTGCCAGGTAATTAACATGTCAGAAAAAACAGGCAAAGATTGGTGGGGCTTAGTCACACGCCAAAACCTCACTCAAGGCCCGATAAACCGCGGATGGTTCAAGACTGAAGGCGGGTATGCCAGTGGCGTCGACACAAAGCATCCAGGTCTTGGGCCGGGAAGCGTTGCTCGAGCTAATTTAGCGCCTGATGACAAAACCAGGATCAAACGATTGTCTGAGTCTTCAGGTATTCCTGTCAATCGCTTCGGTAAGATCAAGGGTGATATTGTCTACTGGGATGACGGAGTTAAGAAATTTATTCCAGTTGTGCCTCATATCGGCAGGGGCAAGAACATCGCCGATAAAATATATCGAGCGAATGAAGCAATGCTCGGAGCATCGACCAAGGCCGCCTCCGCGATAGTAGGCGGTGTTGCAGGTGCCATTGCAGGACCAACTGGTACTAGTCTGGCCGTTTCTGGTGCAGCAGCAGGGCTTACAAGTGTAGGCCTCCAGGCACTTGATAAGTTGATTGCTAATGAACCTATGGGTGACTTCAAATGGGCGCCTGTTCTCGGTGATATTGCACTCAATGCTCTTGGCCAAGGCGTCGGCGTCGGATTAGTCAAACTTTTCAACCGCAACCCATTGGCTGTTCAAGCATACGACAGACTTCGCGCATTAAACCCACGATTGACTAGAGATGCTGTTGAGATTCAGAAAATTGCAAAAGAGCAGTATGGGATTGATCTCACAACAGCTCAATCTACTGAAATGAGAAGTCTTCTTGCTGCTGAACGTCAAGCTGGTCGCTGGCCGGAAACGATGGACAAAGTTTATGATGCCAGAAATAAGCAGTGGGGAGAACAAGTCCCTGATGCTATTCGGGGTGAAATTGCCAAGGTTACTCCTGCCCGAGGCGAAGAAGCTTCCAAAGCATTCCGTGCTGGCGCCGACACGATAGTCAAAGAAGCTGAGAAGAAAGCTGCTGATGATGCTAAGGGTCACTACAAAGCAGCATTTAGCGCAAATAGAGACGTCGCTTCTCCTCAGCTCAATCGTCTTCTCAAGACTAAGTCAGGCAAAGCAGCGTTGCACGAGGCCATTGACATTATGGACGACAAGATGGCTTTAGCAGGGACCCCTGATGCTGAGTTGACAGAAGCAATGAGAGAAGCTGCCGCACTCGGCAGATCGGAATTTGTCCCGGGTGGTGTGTCAAAAGGTCTTAAGCTTCAAACGTGGGACTTTATCAAACAAGGTCTTTGGCGTCTTGAAAAGGCAGCAGAAAAAGATACTGGTCAGTCCACTTCGAAGTCAAAAGCTATTGGAAAAATACGACGTAAAATGGTCAAAGAATTGGACCGTCTTGACGTAACTGCAATGACTGGACCCAAATCTAGAAAAACGGCAGGCGGCGAATACGCTAGAGCCAGAGGATTTTTCCAAAGTGGTATGGAGGCTAAAGATGCTATTCTACACGGCGGTGTCGAGATGCTCCGCAAAACTAAGAGCGATACTGTTAAATTGGTCAATAAAATTTTTAACGAAGGCAACGTTACGCCTGAAGAAGTGGGCCGGATGCGAGCAAAATTTTACGCCGGAGGCCAAGGCGACGCATGGGAAGCAGGCGTTGGAAGATGGCTGGAGGGCGCTTTAGGCGCAGCGACCAAGGAATTTAAGCAAGGCATCGGGAATGTTCCGGGTACTTTTTTCGCTAGAGTGTGGGGAACAAACGAACAAAAATCTATCACAAAGGCTGCACTAGGTGCTTCGCGAATGGAAGGCTTCGAAGTTTTTCTGAAGGTCCTTGACAAAGCTCGGAAGAGCTTCCCTGAAGGATCTCCAACAGCTACTGACTTTGGTTCAATGGCTCCTGACGCGATCAGTAGAGCAACGCGTGTAGTAGGAAAAGGGTTATCAGGTTCAACATACTTAAATTTGGGAGACAAAATATCAGCAGGTGTTACTAACATCAGACAACCTGCTGCAAGGATCAGGTTAGCCGATGCTTTGTTTTCTCCTGACGGATTAAAGCAACTCAAAAAGCTCAGACTTCTTTCTCCTACAAACGCAAGAGCTTTGACGATTGTATCTGACATTATGGTCAAAGCAGGTGTCCATGAAACAAGAGAAGCGTTAGAGTCTGAAGCATCAGGCGCGCCTCTTGATCCTAAAATCAAAGCTGAATGGGAGAAATTCCAACGGTCTTCCCGGCCGGCAACGGAGTAATATAAAATGGCAACACGTTATACCAACCCGATTGTCCAACTGGGCAATGATGACGCGACCGATGTTGGCTCCGGGTGGAAGCTGAATTTCTACCTGACCGGCACCACGACGCGCAAGGATACTTTCTCGGACAACGCACTGTCCTCGGCCAACGCAAACCCGGTCATTGCCAACAGTGCTGGGCGCTTCGGTGACATTTTCTACGAGAGCGGCACTTACAAGGTGGTCCTTACAGATGACAGCGACGTTGAGAAGTGGACGGCGGACCCGGTGTCAGGCAGTCTCGGCATCGGCGGCGGCGTGATTGCCAAGACGGCCTCTTACACCGTCGTCGCCGACGATCAATCCAAGATCATCACCGGCGATTCCTCAAGCGGTGCCGTCACCATCACCTTACTCGCCGCCGCAACGGCTGGCGACGGTTTCGAGATCGGCGTTAAGAAGATCGACTCCTCCACGACCGCCGTGACCGTAGACGCGAATGGCGCCGAGACCATCGACGGCATCACCACGTTCGTCCTCGGCGCACAGTATCAAGAGGTTCTGCTACGGTGTGACGGCGTAGCCTGGCACGTCATCGCTGACGTGTACAACGACAAGCACACCCGCATACAGGCATGGTCAAAAGGTGCAGACATAGCCAGCGCCACCACGCTAGTGTTGGGTTCGGACGGCAACTACTTCGACGTGACCGGCTCGACCGGCCCCATCGCGGCGATCACCGTGGCGGCGGGCACGTTCTTCATGTTGCAGTTCGACTCCACGCCGACGCTCACTCACAGCGCAACTTTGGACCTCCCCGGTGAAGCCAACTTGACGCTGGTCGCGGGCGCGCGCCTGATCTGTTTTGCCCAAGCGGCCAACGACGTGCAAGTGCTAGACCACATC